TTGGGAGCGGGAGCAGCCGTCGTTTCCTCTAGGATCTTTGCGACTTGATCCTTGACGTTCTTATTTCCCTTCTCTAAAATGGCACGGAGAATATCTTCGCCGCTCTCTTTATCTGCCATTTATTACCTTCTCTTTGACTCTTCTTCTAGTTTCTCTAGATAATCTACAAGCATCTTAACGTAGATATCCCTCTCCCACGGAACCATTGTCTCAATGTCACTTAGTGAATATTTGTGGTATTGCATCAACGAAAAGTTAGTCTGATAATAGTTCGCAAGCGTATTATGAGAGAGGATCATTAAAAAAAATCGGACATACCCTCCAGTGTAATCGTATCTTCCTGCCCACATCCCTTGCACTTATATTTAAATGTGTGTCTTAGTTTGGGCATCGTGTCAATAAACTTCATGATCTGAGCAAACTGATTCGTATTCAGCGACTCCACGAACTGCACTGCATCCTGTAGATTATCTGGCTCGTACACATCATTCGCGTCGTATACGCTAAGAATGCAGCGAGCAAGCATCTCGATCTCATCGTTACCGCTTGTAATTAATTTCACGTCGTTGATATTAGGATATCTCAGTTCAATCCCTAGCTTATCGTCGAGCTGTACTTTATTCGTGTGGCCCTCGCCGCGCTGGACTTTGACCTGCTCCAGATTAATCTCTACAGGAGTAACAGCCTCACACTTAATCCCTTGATAGTTCACACCGTCGATATGACGATACTCCATCTTAACAATTTCGCCGATAGACTTGGCGCGAATGTTCAAAAAGATATATTCCAGATCGAAGTAGGGCAGCTTATTCACGTCGAGATCGTCAGCAACACACGATGCAATGACATCCTTGACTGCATCAATCATAGCCAGCGGATCTTCCGACTGAGCGGCCATCAATAATACTTTTTCTTCTTTTACTAAGAATGATCTAAAAGAAACCCTTTTTCCATTAGACGGTAGCTCCAGCGAGAAGCGTGGAGTCGCAACCTTAGGTAATGCCATAATTCACCTCAATTTAATTAATATCTACCACGACCAGCACGATCGACCTCATAGTTCTTTGCGCTTCCGAAGTTCGTGTTCTCTTCGATAGCATAGCGATACTGTATCTCTACTTGCAGTTTGCCATATCCCTCGTCGTTCCACGACAGCTGAATGTCGTTTACGTTGACTGGATATGCTTCCTCTAGAGTAATGACGTTCTGAATCTCATAGTCGCCGCCCTCAGACTGGAAATAATAACCGTATCCGCCATTATTATTTGGATACGAGTATTGAATGATATCGATAGTTCCTATGCCGTCATTATAATACTTTCCGTCGAACATTCCATTCATGATCGAGCGATTAGTATTCGTACGATAGTGACCTGTAAAGAAATCCTGCCACTTCATGAATATCTCGCGCTCGCGCATGTCCTTGGATAGAATGACGGAGAGCGTGACTGGCTGATTGGAGAAACGAAACGGAATGCGACGAACTGGACCATAATAGTTCTGATCTAGAGTCTGTAGCTGACGTCCAGGCATATTAACAGCCTCGATGCGAAAGCGCATGCCCTCATTTAATCCGCACTGCTGAAGAATTCCTGATATACCGTAGTGAGATCCTGGTCCTCCGAGAATCCACGCTTCAAAGAAAGAAGTCGATGCGATACCAGATCTGGATATATCTGCGTTGAAGTTTGCGATATTAAATGGCATTATTAGATCCTGTTGCGACTGTCGCGATAGATGCGTGATTTATTTGAGCCGACAAACCTATCAAGTGGTAAGAATAATGCCATTTCCCATTCAGTGGGCTCGATATAAAAGAATCTGGATTTTACGTGCGAGATAAGATATCTCTTGATGCACGGCTTAAAGAAGCGATACTTAGCTGCTTGCTGTAGAATATTATATGAAATCTTCAGTCGGGTGTTCTCGTCGAGTTCTTTTGTTGTAATCGTATCGTAGAGCGCATCCATTAATCTCGCTCGAAGTGGGAGCGGTAGATAGTGGAGGTTAATCCCCAAGAAAGATCCTCCCGAAGCAGCGAAGCCTGTAGTGCGTCCCGAATCAATTGGAAAAACGAGCGGAAATCTATCATAGTAAGGTAACGTCTTCTTTCCTTTGGGATCATACTGAAACAGATACATGCGTCCGAGCAACGGCTTATCTGTTAGACGTGAGCGATCGCTGCGTACCATGCGTTGTGAGCTTACAGATAGATTCTTAGTCTGCTGACGGAACCAGTCGCGCGACTCGCGCTTCACTGATGGAGTAACGCCAGCTTGCATTCCCCTCTGTAATACTCTATCGAAGATATATGCGACCATTAAATTCCCAGTTCCTTCTCTGTCAGCACAACGAACTGCCAGTTTCGATCAGCACAGTATTCTTTCGCTGCGTGCCACTTAGCACTATTTATTCCAAATGTTGCAACCTCTCGCAGATACTTCTTAGTATGTTGTCCCTTCGCTTTGGGCGCTGGTGGAACGGACTGCGAGCGTGGCTTTATCTCAATCATCTTCGTGAGGATCTTGCCATCCTTGTCTCGCATCTTAATAATGAAGTCGGGGAAGTATCTATGCCACTTCCCGTCGAGTGGCGACTTATATGGAATGAATATCTCCTCTGACTCCCACTGAATAATGTTGGGATTAGAGTCGAGATAGTTCATAAAGCGCAATTCCCACGATGATCTGTAAACGATATTCGTGGGATCGCCCTTGTATTTCTGTGGATTCTTAGGGGGAAATCTACCTTTGTATGTGGCCATAACTCTATGTATTTCAATATAAATAATGTATCACTCGAAAGGGATACAGATGAGATTTAGACCTAGGTCGGGCAGCGGCGCAAGAGCAAAGAGAAACGACAGAATCAGTGCTGGAGACGCTGCTAAAATAGGTGCTAGAGGTCTGCTGTTGGGTGCGGGTGCACTCTCTCTCGCTTCGAAGTTTGGTAACTCAGTTGGCATAGCAGATCCGTACTCTGGAGCTTCTGTAAACTTTCCAGAAGATCTCATACAGAACGATCACTACATAGAGTTCAAAGCTAAAGAAACCAAGGGACGAGCGGCAGATTTTTTTAATTTCAACGTAGGCACTACAATTAATGGGGGAACAATTCGTCTCCCCATGCCATCAAATCTATCTACAGACTATAATCCACAGTATACTGAACAAGACCTGGGACCTATGGCTGGTGCAGTACTCAAGCCATTTGATCGCGCAATGTACGGTAATCGCGATCTGGAGACAGAGGCTCAGCAGGGTAGCGGAAAGGCTGCTGTTCTCGGAGCAATAGGAAACGGATTAGCTGGAGCGGCTGTACAGACAGCTACTGCTGCGGCAGCCGCTGTTCCTGGGGTAGGTGCTGAGGGCGTTAATGCTGCTCTTAAAGTATTCGGTGGCATCGCAGTCAATCCTCACAAGGTTGTTTTATTCACTGGCGTTGGATTCCGCGATCACACATTTAGCTGGAAACTATCGCCACGCAACAGAAGAGAGTCCAACGACATTCGCTTGATCTGCGAGATGTTTAAGTTTTATTCTCATCCAGAATATCTTGCTGGCGGATTATTCTTTAAATATCCTGAATTCTTTGATATTACATTCCGTCATCCATCATATCTATTTGAGCTAGAGCCATCTGTATGCACCGACGTTCGCATCGACTATCACGGACAGGGATTCCCTGCATACATTCGTGATGCTGACGGTAGTGGTATTCCTGCACCAGCCGAGGTAACACTGTCGCTGACGTTTAAAGAGACAGAGGTTATCACGAAGAATACGCTCACGAGAGGATTCGAGCGCAATCAGCCGACTCCTGCGCCTACTCCTGGAAGAGAGAATATCATACAGCATACGCGAGCTGACGAAGTGGCGAGCACGACGGACGGATTCCTGCCTAGACTTAATCCTGAACAGGAAAGAAGATAAATGGCTTTTTATTTTAGACCACATCCAACTATTGCGTATCGCGTTCCTGGAACGAAGAGAACGATTGCAGCTACGGATATCACGCGTCGCTTTTCGCTCGCGAACTTCGTACGAAACGCAAACGTCAACTTCGAAGAGTACTATGTGCAAGACGGTGAGCGTCCAGATACAGTAGCATACGACTACTACGACGATCAGACGTTAGACTGGCTTGTTCTTCTAGCCAACGAGATTCACGATCCGTACTACGAGTGGCCACTGTCATACGAGCAGTTCAACACATACATGAAACAGAAATATAACAATCTGAATACGTATCAGACAGTGCATCACTACGAGAGAATATTACAAGAGCAGCAATTAATTACGGAAAACGGCTTTCAACGTATTATTCCAGAAAAGACATTGGAAGTAGACTATACGACGTTTCTTACATTAATCGCAACTCAAAGACGATCCGTATCTGTGCATGATTATGAAACTAAATTAAATGAGCAGAGAAGGCAGATATATCTTATCGACCTCAATTATCTGCAGATCATTAAAGATCAGCATCCTTATGTATTTGAAGAAGGTGTCTTCGTAAGATGAGTAGTGATGTCGGCGGTGGTGTATTCAACGAGTGCACTGTAGATAATCAAGATATTAAGGCGCTCGTGACGCAGCTGGATTATTTCGAGAGCATCTACTCGACAGCAGCATCGTGCAATATTACACTATCTGACGGTAGCGGATTCCACGAGAAGGCTAAACTCAAGGGCGGCGAGGAAGTTTCAATTAACTTCGCTGGGCGTAGCGGCGACTCGATTCGCATGAAGTTTAAGGTCGAGCGCGTCACGGATCGTATCCGCGCGAAGGACAATTTGGATATGTATCTTATTGTCGCAGTCCCGCAGGAGATGATCGAGAATCATCGCAAAGACGTAGCCAAAGCATATAATAATAAAAAGATATCTGAGATGGTCAAGGAGTGGCACGACGACTATGTCAAGGAATCAAATACAATTAAGAAAGATCTAGTCACCAACGAGGAGACTAAGGGAAATCAAAACTACGTTGGAACTGGCCGCTCTCCCACGACCGCTATTCGTTGGGCTGCAAAAGAGGGGATGTCGTCAGAGTCGAAGGCGTCGAACTATCTCTACTATCAGGATCGCGACGGATATCACTTCAAGACAATCGACTCTATGCTCAAGGGATCTGAGACTGCTACGTTTAGTTACGCCAGTCAAAACATCGGTAGTGCAGGAGCGCAGGACGAGTCGAAGAATATTATATCGTTCGATCAGCAGCAGGACTTTAATGAGCTAGAGTCAAACGAGAATGGCGCTTCGTCTGAGCACGTTTATTATTACGATCCGCTCGTAGGAAAGATCGACTCCGTTCCTAAGAAAGGTAAGCGCGATGGCGCTGGTGATACGAATCACACTGGCAAAGATAATCTGACTGAAGATAAATCATCAGAAACTGGTGCTGTTCGCTCTGTTATTATTGCTCCAGGAATGGCTGCGCAGAATAGTGGATTCGTAAAAGCTCGTGATCCGAATGCAGTAGAAACAAAACGCACGCTCCCAGAGCACGCGGCTCAGTCGTCAGCTGCACTACAGCTGGATAATCTTATTATGAATATTCGCGTTCCTGGCGATACGAGTTTAAAGGTCGGCACGAAAATTAGAATTAATATTCCTTCCAACCAAGAGGGAACACAGCTCGATCCACGCTCGGGTATCTATCTCGTAACAGCCGTCAGACACGTGCTATATAAAGAAGTGCAGGATGTTAAATACAACTGCATTCTCGAGTGTAAGAGCGATTCACAAGCGAATAAACAGTCAACACCTTCTGGAGTAGCTTCATAATGGCATTATATAAAGACATGATTGGACAGAACGGCTTCAAGTGGTTTATTGGAACCGTTGAGGATCGTGGGACTGGACAGTTCAGCGGCGTAAAGGATGAGCTGAAGTTGGGTCGTGTGAAGGTACGTATTCACGGACGCCACACAGAAGATAAGAGCAAACTCCCTACGAAAGAGCTTCCTTGGGCTTTTGTTATGATGCCTACGACTTCTGCTTCTGTTAGTGGCGTTGGTCGTAGCCCTACTGGACTTGTAGAAAATAGCACGGTGGTAGGATTCTTTATGGACGACGACGGCGAACAGTTTCCTGTAATTATTGGAACTCTACCAAAAATTCAACAGAAAAAGAACATCGGCGATAATGCACCTGGCTCTGGATCTAACGTAAAGAAATAATGACTAAGATCACCGTAAAGAAACTCGTCACTTCGAATAATACACCCACGCTCACGGGAACGGTAGAGTTTCAGCGTTTTAGTGCGCCTGGACAAGCGAAGGAGTCGATTGAAGTCTATGTGAACTATGTTCCGTATCGACTGTTCGAAGGTAATCTTGGGCTCGACGAAACGAAAACACCTAATGAGTGGAAACTGACTTTCGACTCACCGCTTTTTGCTGGAACATATGACGTAGAAGCTATAGTATACGATATTGCAACAAATCAAATCCTTGCTTCTGATGAAACAGTTGACGAGCTTATTATTACTGCTCCTGAAAATGTTAGAATTACAGTGCCGTCATATAATTTACGTCAACGTTATCAACGCTTAAATTCATTGATGGAATCAGTTAATTTACAGTTTGGCGGTAAGAGCGGACTAACCCCGCTCCCATCAGTTCATCCTACGCTCGACGATCAGTCGACTACTGCGCTTCCTGCTGGTGGTAACGAAGAACGTAGTGAAGACCCAAGAGCTAAGAGTAAAGATAAAACTAGAATGATCGGCGCTGCTCTTCCACCACAGCTCGTACAGTTTTTGTCTACAGATCCTGGTAAGGGAGCAGGACCTAACAGCAGTGAATATGAGTTACCTTCGACTGCGCAAAGCCGCGACACTCTTGGAAAAACAAACCAGCTCACAGGTGATGAAGCGAAATATAAAGGATTAGGACTAGAAGGTCTAGACGCAGCGGATAGACAAGCTGTTCTCAGTGGTGGTCTAACAAAAGCTGAAAAAGCTGCATTAGGAAAATGATATAATGGCAAAGATAGACGAAGAAGTACAGGGTGGTAAGAAATCTCAGTATCTAGGCAATCATACGATCACGACTGAGTCTGGTCATATGATTGAGGTAGATAACACGCCTGGTGATAGACGCATTCACATCTATCATGCGTCTGGCACATATATGGAGATCAAGGACAACGGCGTTCGCATCACCAACGTTGAGGGTAACGAACAGCAGTTCTTTAATAAAGGGCTCGAGCAAGTCGTTACTGGAAAGTTTGATATCATTATCAACGGCGACGCAAAGATGCTAGTTACTGGCAACATGAAACAGGAAGTCGATGGAGACTACGAGCTAGTCGTGCGCGGCGATCTTCGCATGAAAGCTGGCGGTAAGAACGTCATGGAAATTGGTGGAGATCAGCGCGTACAAGTTAATGGCAAGACATCACATCGCACATCTGGTGATCGCGAAACAATTACTGGTGGCAACAACACAGACTCTGTAGGATTAGATAATAAACAAACGATCGGTGGTGAAAATACACAGATCGTTGCTACAGATAATGCGACTCTTACTGGTGGTGAGCATCAAGTTATTTCTGCTGGAGGTATGGGATTTGGTTCTGGTGGTCAGATGGGTATCGCTTCTGCTGATATCATGAAGTTCCAATCTCAAACACAAATCCAATCGCAAGCTGTTACTGGGACATTCATTAGAGATAGCTACGGTATTCAAATTGAAAGCTCTGGTGGCGGCGGTACTATTGTTTGGGCTAAAGGATACAAAGCGGGCGTCTTTTCATCAGATAATGACGTTCGTATCGGAGCAGGTGGTAAGCTGCTTGTTGAGACCGACGGCGGTTCTAAGATTGATACTGCTGGTCTTATCGCTGGTGCAGGTAAATTCATTCCTTCATAAGGAGTCTAATTATGTCTGAAGAAAATAAAGAAAAAGATACTCAACCTATTAAGCCATTGGTTGTAGTTCAAATTTAAGGTATAAGATGGATCAATTACAGATTGACACTCGACTAAGAATGCGCTATCCTGGTGTTCGTCCAGGTGAGGTATTCGCGTTATGTGGTAAGCAAGTTCAATATACTGGGCTTGATCTTATCACGGATCAGCTCGATTATCTATCGCGCGGATACGGCGATTTGGTAGACACGCGCAACGTTTCGTTGATGCTGAGTGATCCGCTTGGTTTCGTTCCTCCGACATATCAAATTGATCCAAGTCTAATCGCAGCGCTCACTGGAGACGCTGATGGTGTATTGGGTGGAGCTCTTGGTGGAGCATTGTATGGCGCATTGGCTGCTGTCAACGATCCGTTCTGTGGTCCGCAGTATACGTCAAAGAGTCAGATCGAGAACGCAGTCAAGGGTGCTCTCGTTGGTGGCGCGGCTGGCGCGCTCGCGAGCGTAGCTGGAAACTTCCTTCCACCTGGATTAGATGCGCCCGTTCAAGCTGTTAAAGCTGTTATTGGAAACGTGACTAAAGTATTGCCGTTTAAGGCTGCAGGAGCAGCTGATATTGTAAATAAAATTGTTGCAGTTAAAACACTAATGAACGTAGCAGTCAAAGGACCAGGATCGCTTATTTTTGCAGCTGTTAAGGGTAACTTCCTTTCAGACATTCCAGGCGTTGGTGAACTCGCAAAGGTAGTTAATCTGCAATCTGAAGTCGCAAGCCTTGCTGGACTAGCGAGCAATCCTGTTGCGTTCGCGGCTCAAGCTGCAAATATCGCTCGCACGTTCCCGATGATCAACGTAAACAAGCTCGCATCTAATATGATCACTGGTGCTGTAGCTGGCGCGCTTGGTGGTGCAGGATTTAATATAAAGAGCATGGTACCTAATATGGCTATGGCTGGTGGAATCGTGAAAATGCTTCCGATTCCTGGTATCACTCCAGTTCTCGATGCTATGGCTCCAATCAAAACTGCACCTCCTCCTAAACCAAAGCCACCAGTTCAGCTTAAGAATCTGTTCGCGGAGGGAGCTGCTGGATCTGCTATGGCTACACTGAAACAGCCGTTGTCGCAGTTCATGGGAATCCGCTCTACGATTGCACCACAGAATAATCTAACATCTGACTCTGCTGCGAAAACATCATACAATCAGAAGCTAAATGGTAATGCTAACACAGTTAACTGGGGCTCGGGTGGATATGCTCGTAATACCACTGCACAGCTGCAGGAAAAGAGAAGACTGGAAATCAGTGCTAAGATCGAGAAGGAAACGCAGGAACTTCTCAATCAAGTCGACTATAGCAAGCTAACGAAATACTCTTATCAGGATCTAGTTAAGAAACATCCACGCATTAAGCCTACAACTCCAGTTCTAGAAGCATTGGCTATTATTGATGAGGATGAAGCTATAGAAGCAGCAAGAGCTAATACAGCTATTACTACCGCCTGAATACAATTCATATTATAATGGTCTTTTGTTCTGTTGTCAAGAACTTTTTGGCGAATAAATAACAAAAAGGAAAAATATGCAGAACAAGAGACCGCTTCCAGCTTCAATCAAAAAGATCTCGTTTCGAGACTTTGATCTTCAGTTTCGTCGCCACCCATCGACGGGTAAGCTGCTGATGAAGAAAGACGATGACTCTGTGAAGCAGGCTCTAAAGAATCTGATTCTTACTAATCGTTACGAGCGTCCATTTCTTCCAGAGTATGGCGGCAACATTCGTTCTAGATTGTTCGATAATTTCGACACGATCTCTGCTAGTGACTATGAGAATCTGATTGAGACTGCTATTCGAAACTATGAGCCTAGAGCTAGTATCGATGGTGAGGAGAGACCAGTAAGGGTTACTGAAAGCCCAGACACCAACGAACTGAATGTTACTATCAGATTCCGTAACGCAACTACACTAAACGAATTAGTGCTAGACATCAATCTCAATAAGGTTCGCTAATGGCAACAACTACCGATCTTGTAGTAACCGGTCTAGACTTCGATACGATCCGTTCGAATCTGAGAGATTACATTGCGTCAAAGCCTGAGTTCACAGACTACGACTTCAGCGACTCCGCGCTTGGCACGTTGCTCGATCTGCTTGCATACAACACATATCTGAACGCATTCTACACGAACATGGCTACGAACGAGGGATTCCTCGATACGGCTCAGCTGTATGACAGCGTTGTATCTCATGCCAAGTCACTTGGATACGCGCCTACTTCAGCTCGAAGCGCAGCAGCTAACGTTCAGATGATTTTCACTGCAAGCGCAGCTAACTCTACGTTTCTATCGATTCGCGTTCCTAAAGATACTCAGTTCACAACAACCGTAAATGGCACTTCATACATATTCGTAACTCCGCAAACATATACGATTACTGCAAACTCAAGCGGTGGATTTGCTGGCTACGTCGACATCAAAGAAGGCACGCCCCTCACTCATCGCTTCGTCTACAACAGAACATCGAACACATCGTTCGTGCTGCCAAACGAAAACGTCGATACAACGAGCATCACTGTTTCTGTTACTGCGAGCGGAAACGTTCAGCCATATGTTTTAGCAGACGACATCACAACAGTTAACTCGTCTTCTAAAGTATTCTATGTTGAAGCTGATCGTCAAAAGAGATATAAAGTTTCTTTTGGTGACGGAGTTATTGGTAACCAGCCAGTGACATCAAGTATCATAACTGTCGCGTATCGCGTATGTAACGGACCGTTGCCAAATGGTGCTAATACGTTCTCGCTAGTAAACACAACAGTCGACGGACAGGGTAGTATCACTGTCGTTCCTATTGGAAGAGCAGCTGGCGGTGCAGAGATCGAGCAGATCGAGTCTGTTCGATTCAATGCTCCTCGCGCATACGAAACACAGAATCGCACTGTTACTGCGCAAGACTACGAGAGAATCCTACTCAAACAAAATCCTGATATTCAAGCGATTAGCGTTTGGGGTGGCGAAGAAAACGTTCCGCCAATCTACGGCAAAGTGTTCGTAAGCGCCAAGCCTAAGAATACAACTGTGTTCTCACAGAACAAGAAACAAGAGATCATTACTGCTATTCGTAAGTATAACGTGCAGTCTATTGATATCGAAGTCGTAGATCCAACGTATCTCTACATCGTTCCTGAGGTGACTGTTCGATACGATCCTAATTTGACAACTCTGACTCCAGGCGAGCTTGCAGCCGCAGTGTCTGCTCGAGTTATCTCGTTCGAGTCGTCGAATCTGTCGACGTTCAATAAGAGTTTTAGATACTCGCGTTTCCTTGATTTCGTAGATGGCACCGATCAGTCTATCGTTACGACTAATGCAACTATTCGTCTTAGAAAGAGTTTCGTTCCTTCGCTTGCAAGCTCAAGCAACTATACATTGAATTTTAACAATGCAATTCAACGTTTGGGTCCTGCGGAGTTGATCAGCGGCGTATCTCGTCATCCTGGATACGGCTCTGTAACTTCCTCAACATTTACATACGATGGACAAGAATCGTTCTTTGACGATAATGGATTTGGCACGCTGAGAACATACTATCGCTCAGGTGCTGGTCGACTTGGAAGAATCTATACGAATTTTTCTTCGGGTACGATCGACTATCCAAACGGCATTATCTATGTTAACTCATTCCTGCCTACTGCGTATAGCGGAGCAGCTGTCTCCGTATTCGCTGCGCCAATATCACCGAATATCAGTCCTGTTCGCAATCAGATTCTTTTGATCTCACAGACACGAGTCGATATCGTTGACGATAGAACTAATCAAACTGTAGCAACTGCTTCCAATATTGAAACTATCGGACAGACTGCTACGATTCAGACACCATCAATCAGGTTGTATAACTTCTAATGGCAATCGTAGGCGCAGACGAAATTCTCAAAAAGATTTCTTCTCAGGTCGAGAGTCAGTTTCCTGGCTTCGTTCGTGAGGAGGGTCCACAGTTTGTTGCGTTTCTGAAAGCATACTTTGAGTATATGGAGCAGAGCGGAAAGGCAATCAACGCCGCTCGTGCGATCAAAGACAATCAGGACATCGACCGCACAGTAGACTCGTTCGTAGAGTATTTCCGTAAAGAGTTTATGGTCAACATTCCAAAGGATGTGCTTGCTGATAAGCGACTGCTGACTAAACACATTAGAGAGTTCTACCGCACTCGTGGCTCACAGGAGTCTTATCGTTTCCTTTTCAGAATCCTTTTCAATAAGGAAATCGACTTCTACTATCCTGGCGACGATATCCTTCGCGCGTCCGACGGTCGTTGGGTTCAGGAAACTCGCCTTCGTGTTGGCGCTCCAACTAATATCAATCCTAGAACGCTGGAAGGTAAACGCATTCGCGGCGTAACCTCTGGCGCTACTGCGTTCGTAGAAGATATTATCGCGACCGAAGCTCTTGGTTTGTTAGTATACGATATGACTGTTCGTAACATATCAGGCGTATTTACCGACGGCGAACGAGTTATTAATATCGACAACACAAACGAGTTTACTACAGTTAATTCGCAAGTTGGTTCTATCGTCGACGTAGACATAACAGATGGTGGCGCTTTCCATAATCTTAATGATACCGTAGAAATCAGTGGCGCTGGATCTACAGAAAACGCAACTGGTGTTGTAACAGAAGTTACGAATAAAAGCGCAGTAACAGTTAGAATCGTTAAAGCTGGATCAGGTTACACTCAAGAAAACGCTCGACTGATCGTTAGTGGTGGAAACGGCGTAGGGTTTGAAGCTAAGATCGAATCATACACGTCACAGCCAATTGCTGGGCTGTCCATCAATACTGATATCATTGGGCCGATGAGAAACGTTCGTTTAGATACTGGTCGATTCTTTGTTCGCGCAGGAGCAAATACTTCTAGAGTTAACACGAAGCTGACAGGAACGGTTTCAACATCAACTGTTTCTAATACTATAACTGGAGCAGGAACTAACTTTACTACTCAACTTAAAGTAGGCGATATCGTTCGTATCTCTGGTGTAGCTAATACAGCGCGTGTATACTTTATCACTAATTCGACTTCTTTCATCTCAACTTTCACACCATTTCAAAACGTAAGTGGCGCAAACGCATACATTGGTTTGGCTGCAGCAAACGTCAGTTCAAGATTAGTCAGCGCCCTCACGTTTAGTAATACGGCTCTGTATTCAATCAATGCTATCACACTGATCAATCCTGGTCGTGGATATAGCACGACTTTACCTACGATTACTATAGTTGATGATTTCATCAGAAGATTTAATCTTTCCGATGGATACGGAAACATTCACGGCAACAACGCAGTTATAGCAACTGATAACGCAACAGGAACGATTAGTAAGTTACGCTTAATTACAGCTGGTTCGAATTTCAACAAGTACGACGACTCTATAATTTTAAACACCACTCAATCGAATGCGGCTATCGTTCAATCGCAGAGTAGTTCGTTTGCCAACGGCGCTGCTAGCACAAGATACTTGAATCGCAAGAAAACGTTTTCTGGTATTGGATTGGCTAAACCATCTGGATTCGTTTCGTTTCCAGGAAGATATATTGATACGAAAGGTTTCCTGAGTTGGAATAATAGACTCCAGGATAACTTCTACTATCAAGAGTTTTCGTATGTTGTTCGTGTCAGCGAAATGCTGAACAAGTATAGAGACGTTGTCAAATCTCTTGTGCATCCTGCTGGTGCTAAGTTGTTTGGTGACTATGTTATCAGCTCGACTATTCCTATTGATCTAGCTGTGATCGACGAAGCTCCAAGCGTAGCTCGTGGTATCGTTCGCGAATCTATTACGGCAGCTGCTACGCATACCGCCACTGCCGTTTATAATACAGGAATGGCTGTAACAGAAAGCATTACAGTCACAGAATCGCAAAACGGAACGTTCGTTGCTAACACGGCAAGAGTCGAAGCAATCACTTCTACTGAAACAGTGGATTCAACATTCATTGCTAATACGAATATCATTGAATCTGTTACATCAATTGATACGCCAAACGCAACGTTTGTTGCCAATACGTTTGCGTCAGAGTCCATTACTCTCACGGTCTCTGAAGACGGAACATTCATTGCTAATACTTTTGGTTCAGAATCTGTCACGTCAACTGAAACCGAAAACGCGACATTCGTTGCCAATACGCAAATCACTGAGACCGTTACTGCAATTGCAGTTCATCAGGGTCAGCGTTTCGTGTACATGTCAGGCGTATATGGAAAAGTTATATACGCCAACTCACAAATTCAAACATTGGCTACTGCAAACATTCAACCATACGCAGCTATTACGGTTGGTACGTTCGATGGAACTCCAAGATTGGTTATCGGAACAGCTGGACCTTATGCGTTCGCAAATGGAGCTCTGTCTGCGAACATTGGATCAATC